GAACCAAATTCTGACTTGTCGTAATTCCAGTACCCATCTTTCTTGACGATTTTGAGTTTGAAATTCGCACCCTGCCAGAAGTCAAAGGGATTGATAGGAGTTTCATCCTCAAACTCAGGTTGCATTGCTTCCATAATCTTATCAAAGATCTTCTTGCCATATTTGAACAGGAAGACCTTACCTTCGTTTTGAGGATTGGTAGGGTCTTTTACAACATAAATGTTGCTGTAATAAGACAGTTTACGCTTCTGCTTACGAACAGTTTCCTTATCTTTGTCGCTACCGCTGTTCCACAGTTTGCGATTATACTCAGAAACAGGATCTTTCTGACCCAGAGTTGTCAGAGAGTTTTCAATAAACCAACCACCAGGACCTTGGAAACCATGAGAATAAATCTTTGCCCAAGGAACATCCTCTCCTTCGGGGGCAGGGAGGAAACGAATCACTGCAAAACCGTTTCCAGTTTTATCAAGTTCGGGTTTCCAGAGACGATCATCTTCACCACCACTGGTGGAACTCATTTTTTCAACTTCTTTCACCAGTTTTTCGGTGAGAGAACCAAGTTTGGATTGTTTTTTAAGATCAGAAAAACTCATTTTAATTACCTTTTTTGATTGGATTAATTAGATTTGGCCTTTATAACGACTTTATTCTACTTGTAATAGAAAGGGATGTCAAGCCCGTGTCCATCCTTTATGCTGTTTCCTACCTTCAACACCATTTACAACTTTAGACATAGCAGCAGGATCAATATTTTTTTCTAAGCAAAATTCTTTTAAATTTCTAGTAATATGAATTTTTCCATTAGGATCTTTTAATTTCCATTCTATTGGATTTTTTAAATACTTATTATTTCTAGAAATTCTATTATGCTGAACACAAAGATTCATATTTTCGGTTTGAGTTCCCCACTTTAAATTTGATAAATTATTGTTTTTTGGATTATCATCAAGGTGCAAAACATTTGGAAAATTATTTGGGTTGTTCAAAAATGCTTCAGCAACTAATCTGTGAACATAAAAGGTTTTCCATTTTCCTTCATCAGTTTTTAAAGACACAAAATTATATCCACAGTTATTTTCATAAACATTTATATAATTTTTTTTAGAAAGAGAAAATATTTTTCCAGTATCTTCAACAAGATAATTAGAAAGTTCTTTTAATTTATTAAACATAATTTATGTCTTTTACTTCTAACTATTTAGTAAAAGACATATTCTATCAGTCCTGGTCGTGCTTGTCAATCTGTTGCTTCATCATCTCAAGAATCTTGGACATATTGTTAAGAATGATATTCATATCAGTTCCTTGAGGCATACCCATCATCATTGCAGATTCAACAATGCGATCTTTCATCATTCTAGCTTCAGGGTCATCAGATAAACTCATTCTTGTGTAAAGAACTTTCTGCTTTTCTATAAGACGCTCAAGAAGTTCAACGTGCTCTAGTCGTTCATCTTTGGTCATTGTAGGAAACTTGAAGATGTTTGAGTAAACCTCTTCTTGCATCTCTGCAATCTCTGTCATTTCAGCACGAACAACATCCGAACTAAAAAAATTCATGAATCCTCCAGAACAATCTCTTTTAAAATTTTACGAAATCTGAATATATCAATATTTAGAAAAGGGTTATATTTTTTAATTCTACGACTGACGGTTTCCCACACTGGATCTTTCAGTTTTTTATCAAAATTATTTGAATAAGAAAAGATCTTATCGTAAATAACAAGTGTTTCTAAACTTACTTTTCCAGTTAAAAACCTTTTAAGAAGTGGAGGATGACCTTTAGAGCAACTAAAAACTTCTTCTAGTTTATTCTCTTCAAACAAAGATTGACTTTCTTCTTTAAAAAGATATGAAAGAGATTGAATTTTCTTCTGCCAGTTTTGGTATCGTTCTTCTCCTTCCTTTATCATTTCACCAATCCAAAGAGTTTCTGGATCATTGCAGGAGACAAAATTAGCAACAAAAAAGTCCACAACTTCCTGATCCGATTTTTGCCTTGCAACCTTTTCAAACCACATTCTGTCCTTTCGTTTATAAAAAGATTGAAGGCTTGCCCTACTCTTCCCACAATATTTAAAGTAATCATAACTGTCCTTGGTGAAATGATTCTTCAAGGACAGATAAGTTTTATATGAATCGAACGGCATCATTCAAAAAAGTAATATAGGAATTTTTTACCGGAAAAATTTTGTGCCAAAAATGGATTAGAGAGGCAATTTTGCTTTAGAACTCTTCTTCAAGAAATTAAGTTCCATTGCTTCATATTTAAGTTTTTCCTTAAGTGGTTTTGAAAGCAATTTTGGAACAGACTCTAAATCAATGCTATTCTCTTCACAAAAATGAATGATGGCATCAATATAATTCATTTCAACATTAATCTGCACAAGATTTTCAATTTCTTGTGCAAATCTTGATGGACAGAAAAATTTACTTTCGAGTACTTTCTCTAACTCATTCTCCATCTGGCCTAGTACTGTGAGATACAAATTCTTTAATGTAGCGAACTAAGAGTTTAATATAGTCGCCTTTGTTCCTTTTGTCAAATACTTCCACTTCTCCACCAGGAGTTACCATCAATGTAATCAGTTTTTTAATTGGTTTTCCAGTGAGTTCATAATAAGCAGATGCATAAAACATCTCTTGAACAAAATAATTTTCAATCCACTCTTCTGGTTTAATTTTTTCTGAAGTTTTAAAGTCGATAACTGCTAACTCTCCTTCATACTCTGCGATACAGTCAACTCGTCCAGCAAGTCCAAAGTATTCAGAATAGAGAGTTCTTTCAATTGCATGAATATTATTTATCTTATCAAGATAAGGTTTCGCATGAAAGAACATAAACTTTGTCATGGTTTGATAATCATCCCAGTTCAGTTCTTTGTTTTCAAGATAGTCCTGGCAGACTTGGTGAAAATCAGTTCCTCTTGCTGTTGCTCTTTTAGTAATGCGGTTTGCTTCCTCAAGACCAACTCTTTTTCTCCACTTAGCAAAGATTTGACGATTATAGAATGAAGTAACTGAAGTAATAGAAGGCACCCACTGCCCATCTGGAAGATGGTAAAGACGAATGCCATTCTTTTCTTTCTTTTCTAATTCAAGATCACCTAGAAAATTGTGATGAATAAATGTCATAAAAAATATCCAAACTGGTTATAATCTTTTCTATAAAAATTTTTAACATATTTTTTAATTCTTTTATCTATTTCGAACTGTTCATTTGTTTCACCTTTAAAATTATCATAATCTACTTTTTGAATGGTCAATTCTATTTGAGTTTTATCATAGACCCATTTTTTAAATTTATCACCAAATCCCCATTCATACTTCCAAACATGAGTTTTGGGAGAAATAAATTTATGTTGAGGTAAAAACCAATTATTATGAAAACTTTGTATTTCTATTTCAATATTAATAAACTTTAAAAATTCCTGCTCATTGCATAACAATTCATTGTAATTAATCTGATGTAATGAATGCATATTTCTTATGCTAGAATAAAACTTACTGTAAGGATTTCTAACAACTGCAATATGAGGAATATTCTCGACTCTAAGAAAGTGATCATAGAGAGGATAGTGTAAGTGAGTAATATCAATACCTCTAATCTCTTCTGTATGAATTTTATGATGTTTACATTCAATATCTTCAGAATTTTCAAATAGGGAAGATACGTATCTTCCCCCAGTTCTAGGTATATGAATAAAGTAACAAATATTATCACCTTGTTTAAAAATTGCCATTACAATCCTAACTCATTTTTTGCAACTAGATATTCTTTGACTAATCCGCTTCTGCAGACATCCTCAATACCAAATTCAATAATATCGAATGAAGGCATCACACGAAGAATCTTCATAAAGTCAATAATACCATTCTTTTCGTTTGTCTTAATCAGGTCACTCTGAGTTGCATCACCACAGAACATAATTTTACTATGCTCACCAACACGGGTAATAATTGAATCTAGTTCGTGGAAGTTAAGATTCTGGAATTCATCTACGATAATGATTGCATTGTCCAGAGTAGTTCCGCGAATAAAAGAAGTACTCCAAAAACTAATCGTACCTTGCTGTTTGAGGTTTCCATAGAGCATTTCAAAATCTGCGTCCGTAGGAAGTTGGAACATATACTTTACCATATTTTTATATGGAATCTGATAAAGTGATGATTTATCTTCGTGATCTCCTGGAAGGAATCCAATTTCACGAGTA